TGAAGTCAGCAGTGGCTGGCAAGCCAAATGATTCGGAAGTATCTTCCAATCCTACATCAGAGTTGGTGTAGCCAGTTCGATTAGTTTGTGTTGCGCTCACGATAGGTAGGTTGTGCTCGACAGCAAGACCACGAAGTTCTTCAGCAATTGCTTTAACATATAGATACGAGTTGACATTTGAACCAACCTTAAGCCTAGACGAATTACAGATGTTTAGGTAATCAACATAGATGATGTCAGGTTTAAAGTTCTTCTTGAGTTTCAACTCATTCAATAGATACCTAAAGTTGTTTGCACCCGCCGATGCAGTCGGATATTCCTTGATGATGAGCTTACCAACTGTCTTACTTTTGATCTTTTCAATCTTTTTCTCGTACACGTCTTTTGGCAAGACCGATAACTCATCAATGGCAATATTCATTAGGTTTGCATCGATTCTTTCTGCAATACGTTCCTCTGCCATTTCAAGAGTTATATAAAGTACGTTTAATCCATCAATAAGATTACTTGCAGCGCAATGACACATGAACATACTCTTACCCACACCTGTGCCTGCAAGACATATGTTGAGAGTCTTCTTACTCAATCCACCCTTGGTGATCTTATTGAAGTATTCCAGATTGAATGGGATCTTTGATTCTTTGGTATGATAAAGCTCAAACCTACGTTCCCAATCATCGACCAAGTCGTGGCCGATGTGAGTATCAAACGATACTGCTAGGGCAGTCGATAACAATTCAGGAATGGCTCCCTTGGATATGTCTACCTTATCATCACCTGAGATAAGTTGAATTGATTTCGAGATGGCGTTGAACAATGCTTGATCTTGACAGAACTTTTCAGTGTGTTCTACCAACCAAGACGAGCTTGTCTTCTTATCATTCTCAAGATCATCGATGAGTCCATTCACTTCCCTGAATGACATCTCACTAATATTGCTTTTGTTTTGTAAGTCGATCCTCAGGGCTTCCTTGCTCGGAAGATCATTATACTTGCCAACGTATTCCTGAATAAGTTTGAACGTTAGCTTTTGATTGACATCTCGAAAGTATTCATCTTTGATAAATGGTAATACCTTACGAGCATACTCTTCATTAAAGAGTAAGTTAGATAGTATCGTCTTCTCGATCGTCATTCACTTCTCCTGCATCTTCGAAACCTTGACCGTAAGAGTATTCTTTTTTGGCACATTCATCGAGAATCTTTAGGAGATCTTCAGTGAAGTATTTTTCTGGATTAGTGTTGATTTCTTTTGCAAACAACTTTAAACCATTAGGCATCTCGTACCGAGTAGATACCTTCTTGATTATATTATACTTCTCAGCTAATTCAAGTAAACCATAGTAACGATCAAGACCTTTATCATAGGATAAACGTACTTCCACCTGACCATTTTCCTTTGATAGCCTTGACTTATGCATCTTAACTTTGATGATGTTACCAACCACATCATTGTTACTATCTTTGTCTTTCTTCTTTGAAAGCATAGCAATCGTTGATGCTGCATATTTGAGACCGGAATTGTGAGTTATTAACCCATTTTCAAGAATATAATTTTCATGTTGATCAACTGTAATATCGTAAACTTTTCCAGTTCCTACTTTTTTAATTCCAATTACTTTCATAATTTTATTATTTCCTTTATTCCGTATTTTGTTAATAAATTTTCATGTTGTGGTTTACAAAGTTTTTGGCCGAGTGCTTCAGATTTACCAATATAAGTTCCTAAAAATTTGTATTGAGTAAAATATCTTTCTGTATCATCATCAAATTTAACTAAAATTGGTTGAGACCGTTTTTGTGATATAATATTTCGTGTCTGTTCATTGTGCGTTTTACCATAAAATGGATTCTTTTCACCAGTAGTTCCTTTACTGATATTAGATTTCCATTGTTTTTTCTGTTTTTCTGTCATTGTATACCAACATGGTTTACCAAACATTGGATTATTTTTGCCAGAAGTAAAAGCGCGATTATTTTCTACGATATTTTGATAAATTCTGGAATTTATCTTATACCTTTGATCATTGATATTTTTACCTAAAAACCGGATTAATGCATATGTCATACTTCTTTTTTGTGAGCCGCTCGTCATTTTTACCAAAAAACAATGTGCTAAAAAGTGTTCTCGTGGAGTTAATAATACTAAATTAGATTTATGATTACTTCCGCCTAAACTTTTTGGCAAAATATGATGAGATTCATAACAAGTCTTATCTTTTCTTTTTCTAGGCAACTGCTTTCTAGAATTCATCAACTTCATATACCAATTTGTATATTTGTTATTTAGATACATGTAAAATCTCCGGACTTTACATGTATTTATAATGCATGTACTTTAAACCACTCCCCTATTTTTGCAATGTTTGTAAATCATCTCCCACGATAATTTTTTTGGCTTCAATCCATTGATTATTGATATAAAATTTATGTTCTGGAGTACAAGTGACGCTTGTCCCGTCTTCAAAATCAATCTGTATTAATTCTTTATTATCAAAAGAATGACATTCTAATACATTTCTAAATTCACCTTCTTTAGTCATAACTAAATCATCAGTGGTGATATTTTCTATACTGATATATCCTCTACGAGTAAAAACATTGGTTCCAGCAATTAAACAACCACCTGAAATCTCATTCGTGGGTACGTATGATCCGACTGCAGCATAGACATGATTAGTTACAAGCAATGGAACTTTGACTTTGGCAAGCTTGAGAGTGAGTACACGAAAGGCAGCCTTGATGACCTGAGCTTTTGTCATGTCTCGTGTTTCTTTACCCTCGGCTGTGTCTTCCATTTCTTTAGTGGTCGACAGCAAACCAAGAGAGTCAAGCACCATCATGAATGGAGGACGATCCTTGGCTGATCTTTCATAATAATCAAGAGTCTTAAGTGCGTGTGTCCTGAATCTTTGAATAGTGTCCATCTCAGCAACGATCACACGTTTAGTGTCAATGCCACGTTCTTCCATCATCTGTCGTGTAACTGCCGCTTCTGTGTCATAATACATGACACCTGCTTCAGGATGAGCGTCGAGGAAAGACTTGACAATTCCTAGTACGAAGAAAGTCTTTCCAGTAGCCGACTCACCGGCGAAAGCAGTGATTTTATTATTAGGCACACCACCGTATATGCTCCCGCTAAGAGCAGCGTTGAGAATAAAAGAACCAGTGTCAATGCATCCACTAAACTCAGCAGAACCTTGCCCGTCAGCGACAATATTAGTGTCTTCATCTTTGAGTTGCTCACATAAGTTTTTAAGAAATGTCGTCATGTATACCTCATTTCGATCGAATATTATTTATAGAATTCCTAACTATCTCCATTATACTATCTTGCTGTTTTAAAGTAAACTTCTTTTTCTGAGTCATAGATACATTTACAGCTAACAACAACACTATAGCTAACGGATCAAACACACATACAAGCAATATGATCACAGCTCTTACTGAGCTTTCAAAATGATCTTTTGCTTTATCTCCGTATATCAGTTCAGCAATATACTTTAATGGACCTATCTCAGCTTCCATCTGACGTTTAGATTTTTGCAATTCATTTGCTTCTATCTTATAATCAGATATAGTCTTCATACTATTTTCTATCGTCTCAGTCAAATCTTTTCTTTCTTGCTTTTGCAAGTTTCTTACAGCAATGGCACCGTCTGAGCCACGGATGCGATCATTGTCTACAAGTCTTTGCACCGATTGATCGAGTTGTTTGAGTACTACTTTAGAATCATTGATCTTATCTTCTTCAAACTTGATCTTTTGTTCGATTAGTTCAATGCTATCTGTGTTATCACCTTGAGATACAGTTTGCTCGATGTGTGCTTTTGATAAGTAGCCAAAGATACCCATGGATGTGATGAACATTAGAATAAAGATTGCAATCATCAAGTAAGCTTTCATAAACTTAGGAGCTATGTCCCAGTTACTATAAAGCCAGTTGGTCGTGACTATCTTACCAAGCTCGAGAAAAGAACCCATGATTACAACTGGCCAGAAAGCTGCAGCAAATATAGTCGTCAGACCTATAATGGAGTAATATGCTGCTATGATTGAGATGGCACCTGCTGTGAACAGAGCGATTACGTTTATCATTGCTCAGCAAGTGCCTTTATCTTATTGACGAATCGTTGAATCTTTTCTTGTCGGTTGGGCCAGTAGATGTATGCTTTTTCATTGTCCTTTGATAAGTTAACAAGCAAAGGCATGATGGCATCGTACAGTTGCTTTAGTCTTCCTTGATAATATTCAGAAGTCTTATTGATCTCCTGTTCAAACTCTTGCTTGAATGCTTCAGCCGCTTTAGTTGCAGCATACTCAGCAGCAAGTGCTGCAGCATCTTCTTCTCTTTTCTTTAACTCATCTTCACTGAGTAATGAAAATCCAAAGTCATCATCAAAGTTATCTACTTGTCTCATTGAAAGAAATCCTCGATAGTGGCTATGTGTTTCTTTTCTGCGACCCAATCAATCTTTTCTAAGATTCCATTCAATGGTTCAAGGTATGCTTTTTGGAACTGCATTTCATAATCAATAAGAGACGATAGTTCAAACTCTGGAGGAAGAGTTGATGGGCAAGAAATTACTTCGATATTGTAACGATTAGGATAACGGAGATAGCAATACTTGATCTTGTCTCCGTTACTGATCATCTGGTACTTTTTATCCAACTTATGTTTTTCAACAAAGTGATTATAAATCAAAGCACCCTTTGCATGAATAGGTGTTCCCTTCTTATAGATCCCACCCCTGTCTCGATATTTATTCAATCCATTGCAACCTCGTGGAAACGCGATGTCCTCAAACGACATTGCAAAGAACTCAGCTTTGAACTGCTTGATGTATTCGATCAAGTCACTGTTGTCTTGTGTCATAATGATCTTAAGCGCCTTCTTAATCGACTCTCGGCAAGACATTGGTGTTGATGACTTGATAGCCTCGATGCCCATGATCTTAAGCTTAGGCTCAGAATACCTAACACCTTCTGAATCATACACATTTAGGATGTAGCGTTTCTTTGCAGTCCAGATACCTTTATCTGCAATCGATTCTCGCTTCATTTTCATCTTTTGTGCATAGGCATTTGTGTAGGACGAGAGTTCCTGATAACACTTATCGATATAGGGTTCAAGCTTTTCATTACAAACTTTGTCAAGGAAGTCAATGATCTTCTTTTTGTCAGTCTCATCCTTGTACACATGCTTGACCAAGTTATCAAGACATAGGTAAATTGAGTCAGTGTCAGACGCCAAAACATAGTCTTTGTTATTGGTCTTAAGCAATGAATTCAAGTATTGATTCATCTTATCTTCGATCCAACGAATCGTGACTTGACCAGACAGAGTGATGCATTCAGCCAGAGCCAATTGGTAATACCTAAAATAGGAGGTGCCTAATGCGCCGTAAGCACTGTTAAGCATGATCTTGAAAGCAAGCTGAAGGTTGTTATACCTTGATATCTCTTTTTCAAGCTCATATGATTTGTTTTCCTGATACTTCTTCTGTGCCTCGATCATCTTCTTCTTGTAAACAGTACGCATGTCATAGTACTGTTGCATCAGTTCAGGAAGAAAGCCTTGCTTATCTCGTACAAAGATACATCGATTAGCCGTCTTGATTAAGTCTGTATCCCATTGGTTGGCTTCACCCTTTAAAAACTCATCAACATCGATGCTACCTTTACATTGTGAATGATAAGTCTCGGGAGAGATGTTGTATTGCATGATAAGATGTGGGTACAAACTATTTAAGTCAAAAGACACAACCCAATCATGCAATCCAACCTGAGGTGTCTTGACGTACGCACCGGTGAACGATCCATAGTCAGTCACTTCACCTGTGATAGGATCCTCAGATGAAGCTGCCATTTTGTATGGGATCTCAGGGATGTTTTCCTTAGGTGTTATGACGATGTTGCGATTGATCAAGAAGTTATGTACGATGATATCCCAGAGACGAACCACACCAAACGTATCTGTGTAGTTAGTTTTTGCTGAGTACGCCATGGCATATACAAGTTCGATGAGCTTGAGCTTATCTTCGAGACGAATAACCAAGTCTACGTCTTTAACGTTGTAATCGATGAAGAGCTGATAGTCTTGCTTGTACAACTCATTTAGGTTTCCATACTGAGAATAATCAAGCTTCTTTTCACCAAGCTCAACCATTGCGATGTGATCCAGCTTATATGATTCTTGATTTGCATATGTAAACTTACGATACAATGGAAGGTAATCGAGAGTCGATATACCTAGGATATCGTATATCTCATATTCACCATTGGCTTTACCACGACTGACAACACGAGCGTTGATGATGTTCCATGGCGATAGCTTATTGGTTTCTTCTTCACCAAGAAGACGATTAGAACGATTGATGATGTATGGAATGTCAAAGTTCTCGATGTTCCAGCCACTGATGACGTCAGGTGATATTGCTGAGAATGCTCGAATAAACCATCCAATCAAAGCCGCTTCATCTGTACACTTGACGTATTTGATATGTTCTGAATTTGATTTATAGTCACCACAACCAAACACAAACGTTTCATCATTATATCTCATCGAGATAGCGGTGATTTCCTTGTCTGCTTTTTCTGGTTCAGGGAACCCGTCATCAGACGCAACCTCGATGTCAATATAGACAACTTTTATCCTGGTTGAATCGTATTGGATATCATTTGGATAAATGTCATTGATCCATGTATAATGAAACATATGCAATGATTGGCCGTGAATGCTAAAGTTTTCTACACCTTTGTAGGACTCTACAAATTCTTTTGCATCATTGAT